ACGCTTCACAGCGAGCTGTGACCGGCTGCCAGCAAGAAGGTGGACACAGATTATGTGTCCTCCTCCAGCGGGGTTGGTTACCCGCCACGTCCCTTAAAAGGGACGTGCCCGTCGTGGCTTGGTGCTGACGGCCAACGGTCGTCCGGAACGCATCAAGTGCTCCCTGTCTTGAAAAGGGTCATCCCCTCTTTTCAGGAAGAACTTGAGCAGGGCACCGTACCCATCCAACCGCGAGGGAGGAAGGGTCGTCTCAACAACATAACCCTTGACAAGAGGGCTGTGGAGTCGAGAGCAATAGCTCTGGGTTTCGTAACCCAGAAAGCTATGCCTGCCCAACACGGAACTCGTCTCAGCTACGGTGGGATACAGCGGTTGTCCCTTTACAGGGGCAAGCACGCCGCTCAAGAAACCGTCCAGAGACTCGGCAACTCTCCAGTAACCAGCTTTATACATCTGGTTACGCAGGGAGACTGTCGAAATGAGTTCCGATGCGTCCTGCAGTCGGGTCGGAAGTAGTTCACGAACGCGGACAATTGATACGTCCTCGCCGTGATAGTACTCCTTACCGCAACTCTCTCTGAACCTCCCGGTCCAGAAAGACTTGTCCGTATTAACTCGAAGACCAAAATCTTCGAGCTTCTGGACGACTGCAAACGCGTAGTCTGCGGGGACAATGATATCATCCCCGTAGACGCGCACCTTACCCGCAAGACCATGGATGGTCTTCCGGGTCATCTGGCGTCTGAGCGCATCTTCAATCCCGCAGAGGGCGATGGTCGCGAAGACCATCGCCTCGACAGGAAAGCAGAGCGCTGAACCCATGGACGCGAACTTGGCCAAACGGATAACTCCGTGGCCAGGCACATCAGCCTTCCGGCTCCGACACGAATCCACGGCCCCTGCAACATGAGGCCACGGATCGAGAAGGAGACGTACGAGCTGATTCGAGACGCGATCGGAAGCTTCGCTGAGATCCAGCGTCGCGAGGTCCCCTGTAAGGGACCCCTTCCGTGCCATAGACCTGTTAGGGTCTTGGTCCCGGAATCCGATAATCCACCTGTAGGGGTTGTCCTTCCCCTCCAGGTGAGATACAAGAGACTCAGCTACGGCCTGCTGCGCATATTGCATCGCAGTAGGCTCGACAGCTATGACTCTCGGCGTCTTGAGCGTCTTTGGAACGGTAATGACCCTTACGGGCCTTTCCGCTCCAGGTTCGAGGATGTCCACATGGTCGAAATCCTGGTATGCCCGAAACGACGGTGCAACAAACCCGTCAAGAAACGGAAACCAGGTTTCAAGCCGTGAGGTCCATTCCGTCTGATCGTATTTCTGGTTTCCCAGAAGGCGATCAGCGGTGACCCCCGGCCCATGCTTTGGGACCAACTGTCCAGAGTCGATTTGTTCATCGACTCGTTGCAAGACAGAGGCCCAAAGAAGGTGACCAACGCGTGCAAATTGGCTGCAAGCAGCCTCAGAGCGCCGTTTGTCAGCCTCTCGGACGTCCTGCTCACATTTGACGAACCCTGCAATCGCTGCTTTGGTTCTGCTCTCAGAGCAGTCCAAATTAATCTTCGCGAACATCAGAGTGATCTGACGTATCGCTTGGATTGCATCGATGCTTGGAACGTCAAACAGACGACCAGAAGCACGGTCGAAGATGAGACTGGTGAAACCTCCTAGGAATAGGGGGAGACACCCTGAGGATCGGCTTTTTTGGAAGCCTTTCCACAGTTGAGAGTCCACGTACCCTTGGTCAAGAGCTCTTTCGAGGTCTTTACCAAAGGTCGGGAGAGTGATCGTGAGAAACGACACTCCCTCAGCTTCGACACGGCTCTGGATCTTTTTGAGATCCAGAGCGGTGCTAACGCCACACCAGGTTCCCCTATCAAGGAGAACCTCC